CTAGAACTATAGTCTTTATAAACAACTCATTGGAATCTAATTCCTTTTCAAGATCTTTGCAGATGTAACGCGGAACTGACTTTATATGATGATCAAATCTAATTGGTTTGACCTTGTTTGAATAAAGATTAAAAATCCCACTTTTCAAGTCGTCCAACATCTTACTGGGATCTTGTTCAAAATTATAGTCGGATATGTTTGACTCTATAATCTTCAAAACATTCTCATATGTTATCGTCTTATAAGTTGGAGTTAAAAGTCTTGATGTGAACCACTCTATGATTTTACCATAATAAACTGGTCCATAAGGTAAAAACACCTCCGGAAGAGTAGAATGAATTGACCAGATGTCAGTGTTGGTCAGTTTGTTGTTTCTATCCATACAAATGCGAGACACGTTATCTTGTAATAGTGTTAAATAAACCGCAAGGATACACTCATATTCTGTTGGAATTCGGATATAAGTCATCTGTATTGTTGCCAATTTGCTCGCCATAAGAATCACGTTCTTATCTGATAATGTTTGATTTTTTATGGATGATAAGATCCTTCTGTATAGCGTAGATGTTGTCAATAAAGCCCCCTTTGCCTCAACAGCAGAGTACCATGTTTTAGCATAGTTTACCCTAAAACTATTTGAAGGTAACATTAGAATATTATCGACTCGCAAAAAGGCTCCTTCTGTCTCTGGAACTATCTCTTGAAAAGTACTTGCATTTTGATGTTTAGCCAATGGACCTATAGGTTTCAATAAGACACGAAGATCTGGATCAAAATTTCTATGATCAGAGTATACTGGTGTACGTGACATTGAGTCCATGACTACTTTTCCTCTCAAAATAAGTTTGTTCAATCTTGTCAACTTCCCAGACACCTCTCCAAAAACTTTATCACTAATGCTTGTCAAATGGTATTTATCCCCAACTTTGATTACATTTTGGGGGTTAACTGAAAAGCTATATCCGTTGTTGAATTTAAACAAGTAGTTTTCTTCTGACTCTATTACTTGAACGGTAGATGAATTTATGATCAAGGCAGGTCCTGGATTTGCTTCAACGCCTTCTCTCAAAAGATCAGTTGTAAAGGCATCTGGTGAGTCATCTTTCAAAATTACTTCATTGATATGTGCGTTGATCCAATCATAATTTTTCCTATCTGAAGGATATATAACTGGTAGTCGTATTTTTGAGAATATTCTCCCGATTAAATTGTCAGCTGCCTTATTCCTTGCCTGTGTCTTATTGGGTCCTTTCGATGTTGCAGTAAAGTCGAG